TGACCATCAGAGTAAACTGAATTAGCATCTGATGAGCCACAATTATCACATGGTTCATGTGCCACAAATTCTGATTCATCCATTATGTTAACCATTCAATAGGTAACGAGTGGTATGCACACCAAGGTATGTCATGTTTCTCGCACCATTTGGCATAAGTTGTTTTAGAATTTTTTGAAATTTTATTGTAAGGTGATTGGAATACCATCCTCAGATCTATATCAGGGTTGTCCTTCTTAACAGCAGCGATCTTGCGTCTGTCTTCTGGAGACCAATACCCTTTAGTTTCTAAATAGACATGATTAGGTAGAATAAAGTCTGGGTGGTAGTTATGCTGTATAACATATGGAACCTTACATGATTCATACTCGAAAGTAACTCCAAGCTCAGAGAGCAAGTTAGCTACCTGCTCCTCTAACTTGGACTTGAATTTAATCTTCTTACTTTCTTTTAATTTATCGAAGGCTTTCTGTGCCCATTCAATAGGGTCTTCAGAAGTCTTCTTCTGTTTCTTCTTCGGCATTTTCTACTGGTGGTTCGCTGGCCTTAAAGCCTTTTGTTTTACCGAAAAGATCAGCTACTTCATCCTGACCCAGCTCTCCAGAATCGACACCAGCCCCGTCAGATTTAACTGACACAACTTGTACGCCAACCAACTTAAGAGAACTGCCATAGGTAATCCCGTCCCGTAGAATATAAGGTTTTTGGAAGAAACCCAGTTTAACAGTAGATCCGCCATATAAAGGTGTTTTCTTATCAGTAACGGGTGTTCCCTCAGTATCAACTACTGGAGGTCTCTTATCCTCACCCCAAGAGAATTTAATTTTATACTTTCCATCCGATACTTCTTCCCATGGTGTAGGTTTTAGGGTAGCTCTTTTCGGATTCTTGAGCTTAGACTCTGCCCATCTTAGGACATCAGCCCTCTCAGTTTCTAGCTTGTCAACGATTGACTCGTCAACCACAGCCGAGAGCGAATAACCAAACTTTCCGGGTTCTAGGATAGCTTGAAATCCCTCAAGTGTAACTTCGTTCGTAACGTGTACGTTCTTTGGCATTTTAACAAAAAAAGTAAGTTGAATTAATAACCGACTCAGGCTTAAGATCGCCTATGATCGGTGGTGCTGTCTCTGCCCCTATCTGTTGGGCAAAGTCATTGAGATAATCATGCTCCGCAAAGAGATGCATGTATGTCTCCCTTATTATAGCAGATAATTCATCCATGTCAACCGCTCGTGTGAGAACGCTGTCATGGATTAGTGCTATAGGTTTGTTGAATTTATCAATGCTGAGATGTAGTAGACTCGCATCCAGACTGTGAATAAGGTTCGGTGCTGTTGCAGCACGGTGACGTTTGATATCTACCTCATCAGTATCATCAGTGGCTACTGATATCTGACAACGACCAAGCAGCTGTAAGTTATATACCTCTACTTGTTTCTTCATGATACGCTGATTCACTACGAACCCAGATGGTGTAATCCATTGTAATTCAGTAGCTCCACGCTTAATAGCTCCAGCGACCTCAGTCTCTATCCATTTCATAACAGACATAGGTCCGGGCACTACTTGTTGCATAGCATCCCGAACCGCCTGTACGGTAACGGTAAGATCTTCCTTGTCGATCTCAATTCCTTTCTCTAATAGAGCGTCACGAATATACGATCTATTGCTGTAAGGTTTTGCGTTGTAGGGGATTGTCATTACCGTTCTCTTGACGGTTTTCCTGTCCATTACTTTCTGTATGTGGACTGGGCACTCTGGCTTGGCAATCTCTGCTACAACTTTGTATGCGTCTTGTGGTCTATCAGCGGGTAGCACATTGACGAGTTGTGCTGTCCTTTTATCTCTTGCTAAACCTGCAAGGATCTGAAGACCACTACACGTAGCATCTGTAGCTACGAATAGCCCTGTAGTCGTGCGTGTCTTTGTAATGACACAAGCATGATATTCCTCACATGCTGCCATAAATTGCCACGGCTCATCCGCTGCCTCCCAGTCACCCAGATTATCTATTGGATCTGTTGCTACTCTGGTAATCAACGGAATGTTCTCATTCGTCCACGATAACCTCTCAGCCATCGTTGCTTTATCTAAACCATATGTAGTTGCTACCTGAAATGCCAACCATTTATTGCCTTGGGGTGTGATAAACGCCTCCTCTGCTGCCCGTAATAATGATTTACCAAAGTCAGTGTCTTGAGGTGTAAGAAAGGCTGGTATCGGATAGGCTCTTCCACGGTAGTCAAAGCTCCAAGGTATGAAGAACTGATCTCTATCCTTGAATCTTTCAACTGCTTCCATTGTCATCCGTGTACGGCATGACTTTTTAAATTCGGCTGCTCTCATATTCATTACTTCAGCAGCGGCACGACGGTAAGCCAACCGTGAGTCTTTGTTCGTTGCTATATCAACTGGTTTAGGTGGTAGATCGTAATGAATAATAGGTAGAAACTTACCTACTGCAACTCCCTTCTCTTGCAAGGCTTTTGCAACCCCGACTGTGAAAGAATTGAGTGTGTATGGAACCTTCTGTATTTTATTTAAAAAAGCCAGTGGTGTTTCTCCCTGTATAGGGCAGTCATTGACCCTACGAACTAAGTCATGACCATGCATTACCTCATTTAACATATATCCACCAGCAGATTCATTTGTCCAATCTTTAGGTGGTATTAACATAGGCCATGCTAAAGGTGCAAACAACTCAGCGTTAGCCATTACCTCATCTTTGATGTCCATAAACTCAGGGGTAGGGACAACAAATATGCTAGTTTTACGTCCTTGTCGGATGCTTTGTTTCATGAACCATTGACTAGAGTCCATGATGCAGTCTAATAACCAAGCACCTAACTTGATTCGTACATTAGTACCCCACGTTGTCCATTGTTTAACCTTATAACGATTCATCAATGTTCTTATTACAACGAGTTTCTGCTGTGTTCCTATTGATCTATGCCAGTAATTTTTCTTTAATGTATGTAGAAGTGCAGGTGCATGTGTTTCATAATGCGTCATCTGGCATTCATCTTCTATGGCATGACCAATAGATTCAGACACTCTAATTGCTAAGTTACATCCGTCCTTGTATCCAAATACTTTGTCGAATGTAATCTTACACGCAATAGAGGCGGCAGTGGCAGCTTCCATATCTTTTAGATATCTATGTATCTCTTTGAATGTTGCTCCGTTCTTCCGTTCATGTATTCTTGAATTAGTATCAACTATCCTAGATATGAGTTTTGGAAGTAGAGTATGTATAGAAGATACACCATAAATAGTAGCTGAACCATAGTTTTGTCCTTCTAATTTAAGTGTTTGATCCTGTAATCTCTTTAGTCCTTGTTTAATTGCAGTACGTTCAAGTTGTACTTGCTCGTCTATCTGTTCTAGTGTGGGCAACATCGTAAAGCTCATCGTTAATTTGGTCAATAAGTAAATCTCTTAGTTTACTATAATTAGGATGATCTTTGTTATCCTTGTATCTTGCTTCTATGAGATCAAGTGCTTGCTTCTCATAGGTATAGACATCATTCATTGTTCTAGTCATAATCTTCATCAATCCACATGTCATAATCATCTGGGTCATCTTTATCTTCGTCTAAGAACTGTCCCATATCTACATCTTTAAACGTATCTACTTCTAAGTCCTTATATTTATCGTGTTGTTTTAGTGGATACAGTACTTGCACAGCATCCTGATTAACAATGGTATATGTAGTTTTAGGGTTCTTAGTTTGCATAGCTGTTTCTAAGTATTTACGAGCAGCTTTAGACTGTGAATATACTTTCTCAGTTATTTTACCATTTGTTTCTTCACGAATGATGCAGTCTATCGAAGAAGGTAATGCCCAACCCATAACTTTCCAGTTAAAGAAGTCATTGTAAGATAGTGGTATAAAGAATTGATCTGGTGATTCTTTGTATGCCTTCCAGTTGTTAGGAAAGTACTTGGGTTTTTTCATGTTATTCTTCAATTAGTTGTACGTCTTTTAGTGTGTCGTTGTTCTCTAGTCTAGCATGAGCTAGACCCAACCAAGCAGCTTCTTCATCATCTGTAGCATTTAAGACTATGCTTCCCTGCTTAGCGAAATGAATTACATACTTGTTCATTTAAGTTTCTTGATTAGTTGTTTCGTTCTCTTCCGTGCTTGACGGATCGCTTGAGGTTTTTTTCGTCCTTTGTCTTTTCGCTGGACGTCCCCTTTTGCGTGTTTCAGTTGTAGTGGGCTGTTCATCAATTAACTCTCCATATTCTGTATCTAGTTGATTATACAGTGCTTGGTAGTCCTTTGTCAACTCCCCTTTTTCTAACTCTGCATAATTATGTAGCCACGCCATAACAGCGTTCTTGATTAGCCACGGTCTTGATTTACTCATTGATTTCTTCTCCTTGTTTGTTGAATACTTTATCTAACGTAGGTACAAATAGTTTACCATTGTCCTTCAACATTCTACGCATACTATCAAACCAATGATTGTTAGCATCATGTTGATCTTGTGTTAGTCCTTCAAAGTATATTTGAGACCATTCACTCTTTGTCATAGAAATCCTTCTCCAATACTTCTAATAGTCCTTTCTGTTCTGCTATGATAGCAACTTGATCTCTAATAGATTGTACATAATTAGGATGGTCTGCTACTCCTGTTGGATTCTTTAACATAACTTGTATGTTCATTTTAGCAATGCCTATCTTAGCCATGCAATCTTGCATTAGTGACATAATTAAATCTTCATTGAATGTAGTCATTAGTACCTCTCTGGTATTTCATTATAAGGTGACTCGTCCTTCTTGTCATCCTTTACTTCATCAAATGTAATAGACACAATTGGGAATGCGTCCTTGAGTTTGTGAGTGAATGCCCAGACTATATCTTTTATATTCATAGGTGATTTCACCACGACTGTGAATTTGTACTGTTTCATGAGTAAGTCCTTATATATTCCATGCAAGTTTCAATACCCATTCGACATAAATTAATATCATGATTAGGTAATTTAGCTTCAGCTTTTGCTGCTAGTTCTTGAGCCATAACTGATTGTTCATCAGTTGGTGCTACAATTGATAACATCAATGCTTCAGTGTATGCTTGTTGTAAGTTCATAATTAGTATGCAATGTAAGGATGATCGCCTACGTCTAGCCACATGTAATCTATACATACAGCTTCCGCATTGTCTTCTATTTCACGTGCAGCAGCAGACATATCATAATCATCACGTATGCTAGTCTTTAATAGAAAGTATGCTGTCTTCATAAAGGTCTACCCTCGCAATCTGTTACTTCTTCTTCTTCTTCCTTGACTTTAGTAAGTCTTTCCCTGAAATACTCTTTAAGTGGTGCATCATCAAGTACATACTCAAAGTAACATTCAATGAAGTCATTGATATTCTTTTGTGTAATACCTGCTAATAATACATTGTCTTCATGATCCTCAGTAACTCTAAGACAATCATGATTGCGACAATAGTATAGATAAGCATCCTTGAATTGATACTCGTATGTAGTCTCTGCTTTAAGTGTCATTGTAATAGGTGGTTAATAAACTTGATTGATTACTTTTTTAATAATATTATGTAACTGTCCTTCTTCTTTCTCATCTTCGCCAGTCATTGATTTAGCAATGAATTGCATTAGTAACTCCCACTCAGACTGTGAAAGTCCTACTAATAACATTTCTTCCATTGGATCTTTCATGATTGCTCTTTGTAACGTCCTATAAGTTTTGTTAATGCTTCAGGATCTCTTAAGACATCATTAGGAATAGTATCCCAATCTAAGTCTAATGCAACCCATCTAAGTATAAGTCCAAGCTGTACATTCTCAGCTTTAGATATACCTACGACACCAACTTTCTTCTTTCTTACTGGAGTCTTAGCAACTTTTGGAGTTCCTAATACTTTGGCTCCTTTATTAAATAAAGCTACTGCCTCGGCTGGAGTGTTTGGAATGTTTGTTTTAGTTGTTTGCATTGTTATGTCCTTTTAAATAGTGGTGAATAGTTTAAAATACTTCTGATACTTTGGTAACGAATCTCATTGGCTCGCTAACACGTAACCCTACAGCATCTTGATTGAATGTGTCAATGTATGCTTTACATATGTCATTGACTTTGTTTGGATACTTTGTAGTAACTGTTACTAACTTAGTTGCCTCCTGAGAGCCTTTCCAAGCACCCT